CAATCTTTTTCATATCCCACGCATTACAAAATTTAAGCATACGGATACCTACTTGCGTAACATCTTTAGGCACCGCATGGGTATCGATTGTTTCTTTAATAATTGCACGAATTTCATCAGGCTGTGCAGTAAGGTCACACAGTTTAACATTTCGAATATAATCGTCGAGTACACGATGTTCTACACCATTATGGTCAACCCACCTCTGAAGCATGAGATTGTTCCAATTGAACCCTTTGCTTTTACGGTCTTCAAATGCTTCCATAAGCCCGACTTTATTTTTACTACCTTTAGTACGCACACCTGGATATGCACTAAAGACATTATCGCTAGTATCGCCACGCATACATTTTTCAAACAGCATCCATTCTGGATCTTGTGCGGCCTTAGGTTCACCAGTCTTTTTATCCTTAACAGGTTTGCCTTTTGCATCAAAGATGCCTTCGTGTGTAATGTGTAAATCACCTACGCCGTTATATTGACTAACAGTTGGACTTACTAATTGTGCAAAATCCCCGTCTGTACTAATAATCACGTGCTTGTCATTTGGATGAGCTTGAATGAAGCCTGCAATTAAATCATCTGCTTCTAGTTGCGGATGTTGCATTACAGTACAGTTAGTCTTGTCTGTAATAAATGTTTTAAACTCGTCAAATGCTTCCCAGAATAACTTGTCTTCTTCTTGTTCTTTAACAGTCATTGCACTACGAGTTTCTTGTCTATTGCGTTTATATGGTTCGTAAAAGTCTTTACGCCAGCTACGACCTTCGAGGCAGAACACTACATGTTTGCCTCCAAAGTCGTTCCACGCTTTTTTAACTGAGTTGAAAGTAATGTGAAAAGCCATGCCGAGCTTAATATCAGCACCGCCTTGCACCACGTGTCTAGCACGAAAAAATGTGTTAGCAGTATCAACTATAATATATGTCATGAAACCTCTGATTTGCCTTTAGCAATTGGAACTACGTTTATAAAACCTGCTGTACGAACTCTTGGATCAAGACCTTGCTCCATTAGCATATTACTTGCTAGGTCTCTGAACCAACGATCTACAATTTCTTCTTCTGGATCACCGTCGAAACCATAACCAGCTTGTTTCAATTGTACTATAAACTCATCGTTCCAGTCAAGCTCAAAAAAACCGTTACGAATATTATCTTTGTTTACATGGGTATCTAATACGCTTACCCAAGGCTCGCCACGCAACGTAGCACGTTCTTTTGGTGTAGACTTTGCAAGTTCTTCAGCAATCTTTGCTTCTTCAGCTGCCTTAGTGGCAACAACCAATGCTTCTTCTGCGGCAGCTTTTTCTTCTTCTAATTTAGTAATGCCAAAGATGCGTTTAATAAACTTTTTCATTTAAGTTCCCCACTCATTTTTAAATAATGGCACTTGTAATCTATCGCTATAACGTAAACCATGTTTCATAGCCATAATAGCTACTGCCTTGTTGTTTAGTGCGTACACACTTTCAACGCCACCGACAGGCATTAAGTAAACATGTCCTTTAAATCCTGCGGCACGATATTCGCTTGCGGCTTTAAGAGCATAGTCTCGATCTTCCTCTGTAGCAATGACAAACTTCAAATATGCTGTACCAACTTCTTCATATTCACAGACGACTTCTGGAAGGATTGCTTCTTCCCACTTCTCGCCACTACATGGAAGTTTGGCACTTACACTGAATGTAAGTTCTTTACCTACTTCACTATTCCATTTAGCCAAGTAGCCTTTAAACTCCGGAGTAAGTTTTTGAGTACCATTTGTTTCAAATGTGATCTCTTTTAGTGCTTTCATCTTGGGATTGTTCAGCAAGTCTGGATAAGCACGTTGCCAACCCAGCAAAGGCTCACCACCTGTAATAACCAAATGTTCGTCTAGCCATTCATTATGCGGAAGTATTTCCATGATACGATCTGCAATAGCTTCACTAGTTAGCATTGGACTCAAATCTTTAAACTCAGGCATCCAACTGGCATAGCTGTCACAACCTGTGCTGACTAGTGGCAAGTCTTCATACTTTTGAAACGACTCGATCATTGTATGTGTTGCCGCAATATCAATTGCCTCGTGACTCATTTCGCCACGCGGCATACCAAACCCAGCACACTTAAAGTTACATCCAAATGTACGCAAGAAAACAGACGGTACACCCATGTAACGTCCTTCACCTTGAATTGAATAAAATAATTCTGCAATTTTAATTTTTGACATTCTGTTTCCTAAATTCTTCTACATCTTTGATTGCTAATTGTAACACATCTGCATAGTTTAATGCAACCTGTTTGGTCATGATAATACAAGATTCAGTTTTGACATAACCTTTAGTTAGTAATGTCCAAATATGTACCCAGCGGGTAGTAGACCAAAAGTTTGACCTTGTTTGACTATAGACTGTTACTGTAACGCCTGCATCCTCAGATTCTATATCTATAGTATGAGTACAGCTATCATCCCCGCATTGGCATACTGCTTTATACATTTTACTAGAACCCCAGTCGTTGACTAGGAGTATACCCTTAGCAGGTGTCTGTGAAATCACTTCAATACCTCTAACGTAGAAATCTTAGCAATTTTGGCACCAAAGTCTTCATCTTTACCAATAACATATATTTGATGTTCGGCTCTATCTTTTTGCCTATCATAACGACTAAACTCCACAACCTTGCCTCCAATGGCATTGTACACTTTGAACTGAAGTGTAGGATCGCTGTTAACATCACTGCTGTTGATAGAGTTACCACGACTTAACTTGGTAGTTGGATAGCAATCTTGTTCTTGCCTAGCATGTTCCCAGTCCTCACGCACCCAATTAATTACCATTCTTTTAAACCAGTTCATTATAGTTTTCCAAATAGATTTGATTATTTTCTGTCGCCAAACAACTGCAACAGATTTAAGAACAAGTTAATGAAATCCATATACAAAGTCAACGCACCGCTAACTTCAGCGGCTGGTGTAGTATCAACACTCAGTTCTTCACGAATACGTTGCGT